GGTGTGTTATTATATACGCAGATGAGGAAGATGATGTGCTACCATAGAAGGCCTTATACTACATGTGGTATGCAAAATGGAATAATTGCAGTACAATGATTAAGGAATATACAGGAGATGGCTATGGCTAATATGTTTGAAAAACTAGAGCAAGCCGTCAGTGATAGAGATTACACCTTCTTAACGAAGGATTCCAGTGAGGAAGACAGCAAGCAAGAAATAAGGCGGGATGTATATACCACCGCTGAGGAAGCCGAGGAGAGGGCAAAAGAAATAGGTTGCCAGGGTTTCCATTCACACGATGAAGACGGCACCACCGTCTATATGCCATGCGCCACTCATAACCAATACGAAGAGCTGACAGGGGATGAGGTGAACGGCAAAGCGCAATGGGACAAGCCAGAGATCGTAGACTTGGATGAGGATGACTTTAATACAGTCATCACAGTGCAGTCGGAGATCAAAGCCTACAATGATGAAGAAGAAGAGAACAAGGAGACTGGCGAGTTTGAAGGATATGCCAGCGTCTTCAACAATACCGACTTAGGCAATGACGTTATCAAGAACGGTGCCTTTATTAAAAGCCTCAAGAAGCGCAAACCCAAAGATGTGAAGCTGCTTTATCAGCACAAGTCAGATATGCCTATTGGCGTTTATGATTCCATAGAGGAAGACGCTAAAGGTTTATATGTCAAAGGCAGGCTAGCCCTCAAAACAACAGCAGGCAGAGATGCCTACGAATTACTTAAGATGGGAGCTTTGAACGGTCTATCAATAGGCTTCAGAGCTAACCCTGACATGGTTTCTTACGATAAGCGCTCACGTAAGCGTATTATCAAAGAAGTAGATCTAATGGAGATCAGTCTTGTGACTTTTCCGATGAATCCGAAAGCTACGATTCAGTCGGTAAAAGGCGAGGACATCTCTATCAGAGAATGGGAGAACGGTATGCGAGAGGCATTTCAGTTGTCACGTTCAGAAGCGAAGGTGGCTGCAAAAGCAGTTAATCAAGCATTTTCCGATCAACGAGAGGTTGAAAGTGGTAATGCAGAATTGGTAGATGCCATTAAAAACTTAACCGAAAAACTAACCTCAAAATAGGAGACGCACATGGCAGATTTAGATGTCAAAGAAGTCGTCCAGGAGTTCGGCAAGGCGTTTGAAGAGTTCAAAAAAGCCAATGACGAAAAGCTGGAGAGACTTGAAAAAGGCGAAGCTGTGGCAGATCTTGATGCGAAGATCGGAAAGATTGAAGAGAAATTAGACAGTCTTGAAGACATAAATCAAGAAATCACAAAATCGCAAAGCGCTCAAGAGCAAGTTAATGAGAAGTTGGAGAACTTAGAGACCTTTATCAAAAGGCCTAACTCTGGGTTTGACAGTAAGCAAGTTGACGAAACTCTAGCAGCGTTTGATAACTTCATCCGTAAGGGCAAAGAAAACCTGAACGAGATGGAAGTCAAAGCCTTAACAGTCAGCAATGACTCAACAGGCGGTTATCTTGCACCTCCTGAGTACGTGAGAGAGTTACTGAAAACAGTAACAGAGATCTCACCGATCAGAAGCATTGCAAGGGTCAGAAGCACAGGGCAAAGAAGCATCCAGGTTCCAAAAAGAACTGGACAATTCGCTGCTCAGTGGGTTTCAGAATCAGGAACAAGATCTGAGACTACTGGTTATCAAGTAGGTCTGGAAGAGATACCAGCTCATGAGCATTACGCTCTGATTGATATTTCTGAGCAGGACTTAGAAGATACAGTCTTTGACTTAGAGGCTGAAATGCAATCAGAATTTGCAGAGCAATTTGCAAAGGCTGAGGGAACTGCATTTGTAAGCGGTGACGCAGTAGGCAAGCCAGAAGGACTATTGACTAACTCTAACGTTAGCTCAGTAAACTCTGGTAACGGTACTGCACTAACTGCGGATGGACTAATTAGCTTGGTTCATTCAATCAAAGCAGAGTACAGCCGATCAGGTACTTTTGTTTTCAATAGAAGTACATTAGCTGCAATCCGTAAGCTCAAAGATACTGCGGGACAATATGTGTTCCAAGCAGGTATGTCTTTGCAGGCAGGTGTTCCTAATACTATTTTAGGATACCCCTATGTTGAAGCTACCGACATGCCAGATGTGGCAGCAGGTGCTAAGCCAATTATCTTTGGTGATTTCAACAGAGCCTACATGATTGTAGACAGGGTTAACCTTAGCGTGTCGCGTGATCCATTCACACAAGCTACATCAGGTAACGTTAGATACGTTGCTAGACGTAGAGTGGGTGGTCAGGTTGTACAAGCCGAGGCTATTGTTAAACAAAATATCTCAGCGTAAGGAGGCAGCATGAAAGATTTAGCAAATAATTTACTTGCGGTTCAATCGCTTGCTCCTGCTGTTAGGACAGCCGATGCCAACGGTACAGGTGTAGACCTTCAAGGTTTTGAAGGCGCTATGGCTATCGTTGATATGGGTGCAGAGGGGGTTACATTGTCTAGCTCAGTCAAGATTGATTTCAAACTTGAGGAAAGCTCAGATGATTCTACCTACACTGCGGTCACTTCTAGCAGCTCAGTTACTGATGGATCTGTAGACAGCAACGGTATTTTCGCCACTTTTGACGATAATGCTGAAAGCCCTGCAGTAGCAGCCATTGGTTATGTTGGTGGATCAAGGTATATCAGAGTAGTGGCAGACTTTACTGGCTCTCACTCTACTGGCACACCTTGCTCAGCGATGATTGTAAAAGGTCATCCAAGGCATAACGTGGATGCTGACAGTAGCTCAAGCGCTTAACGCAAAGAGTATCGGGGGGTGGGTAACTGCCCCCCTTCTTTAAGGAGACGCAATGAGTAAGAAATACAAGATAGTAGTTCCAAAAGCAGGTGCTAGTAACGAGCTTGGTACAGAGGTCAAACTCTACGAAGCAGACGAAAAAGTAGACGCAAAGGAAGAATGGCAAGAGTCCATGATGGAATCCTTTGTAGCTAACGGTTGGGCAATGGAGATCAAAGATGATATGCCCGATGAAGTTGGTGAACCTGTAGCAATGGAAGAGGACAAAGACGAATCAGAAGAGCCTAAGAGAGCGAGAAACGATAAAGGTCACTATGTCGCAGATGATCCATCTACACCAGATGTAAATGAAGCCTGGGAGGGTGGAGAAGCGCCAGAAGAGAAAGAAGAGAAGCCTGCTCCTAAGAAGCGTGGCCGTCCTAAGAAAAGCACACAGAAGAAGTCTTAACGATTCTGTGGGATGTAGCAAGGCACAGTGGTGTCAAATAATGCTATGATACGATAAAGCAGACGCTAATAAATTGGTAGAAACCATGATTATATTTTACAGGACAGAGTATGAGTGCAGGTTTTCACCATTTTATAATAGAGCAAGGAGCGACATTTTCTAAAACCCTTACCTTAAGAGGTTCAGATAACGCTCTTACAAATCTCACAGGTTATACAACAGGTGAGATGGATCTACGATCTGATGAAGACAGCTCATCGGAAGTCCTTACCCTCACCGTAGCCAACGGTAGAATAGCCTTTGGCGGTTCAGCAGGAACTGTCACCCTCACCATATCAGCCTCCGATACAGCCAGTATGAGCGCTTCTGACGGCGTTTATGACCTAATCATAGGCAACAGTGCAGGCGCTAAGTTTAAGATCCTAGAAGGCACCTACTCAGTTAGACGTGGAGTCAGTAGATAATGGTAGCAAAGGTAGCAGTCACCAGCACCCAGGCGGCTAATCAAGTCACGGTCACAGACGGCAGCGCAATTAGCGTAGTCACGGCAGGCACACAAGGACTAGCAGGCCCTAACACTATACTCGCCAAATCAGTAGCCGATGTAACACTAGCAGCATCAAACGGTGGTGCGCTTTTAATATACGATAACAACAACGACAACTGGACTGTCACCAATGCAACAGCAGCGCAGTCGTTAACGCAGAAGCTGCACAACGTACAGCTTGGTGGATCTGGGGTAGTCGCTACCACCATCCTGGATGAAGACAATATGGGCAGTAATAGTAATACTGCTCTTGCAACACAACAATCAATCAAAGCGTATGTAGACGCAGAAATAGATGCCCAAGACCTTGATTTTCAAGGTGATTCTGGCGGGCCTCTCAACATAGATCTCAACACAGAAGTCTTGAACATAGCAGGCGGTACGGGCATATCCACGGTTGGCAGTGGCAACACCCTTACTGTAAATATTGATGCGACTGTCGCTACCCTAACGGGTACACAGAACCTGACCAACAAAACGCTCGTATCGCCTGTTATCACCACCCCTGACATCAACACGCCAGATATAGACGGCGGGTCAGCCGATGGCATGGTGATTGGAGCAAATACAGCAGCAGCTATTACAGGTACCACAATAACAGGTACTACCATCACTGGTACTAGCTTTGTTATTGGCAGTGCAAGCATTACAGAGCCAGAGTTAGAGATACTTGATGGCGCAACGCTTACTACGGCAGAGATCAATCTTTTAGATGGCACCACTGTAGGCACTGTAGTCGCTTCTAAGGCGGTTGCAGTAGATGCTAACTCAGACATCACAGGATTCCGTAACGTCACGCTAACAGGCGAATTAGACGCTGCAACGCTAGATATATCTGGTAATGCCGACATAGACGGCACCCTAGAAGCTGACGCAATTACGGTGAACGGCACAGCCTTAGCAGAGGTCATCCAGGATACTGTAGGCGCTATGGTGTCTAGCAACACCGAATCAGGCATAGCTGTTAGTTATGAGGATTCTGATGGAACCTTAGATTTCAACGTAGATGACTTCACCATCTCCCTCGCAGGAGATCTGGGTGGATCTGTCACAATCACAGATCTGGCATCTGCAACTCTGACTGCAACAATCCAAGCCAACAGTGTAGCGCTTGGTACTGATACGACAGGCAACTACATAGCAACCATCGCCGCAGGCGAGGGCATTGATGTAACTGGCAGTGGGTCAGAAACAGCGGCAGTCACCATATCTGCAGAGGACGCAACTGATAGCAACAAAGGTATTGCCTCATTCAATAGTACGGACTTCTCCGTATCTTCTGG